CATCAATTGATATTTGATTAGCATGTTTCCCAGTAATTACTTTATGAATTATGCTCGGATCAATCATGACATCGCCGTCAAATCCTAACATTTGTAATACGAGTGGAGAATCCATTATTTGAACAGTTCGATTAATTTGTTTTCCACTCAATTGATCATCAACAACTTGTCCCCAATTCTTTATATCCGTTTCTATTTTTTGCTGCATTTGTAATGGTTGTGCATACCCATTATTATATGCACCGCCGTTCATTTGTACACGAACAGTATTGAAATAATCCATGGCCGTATAATTGCCACGTCCTGCACGGCGCATAATATCTGCCATAACATCAGCATGTTGGGCCATAAGCAATGCATTAGCTTCCGCCGTATCACGTTGTTTACGGTCAACTGTTTCATCACTCATTATCGACTTTAAAGACTGATACACTTCATATCCGGATTTTGATAATTGCATACGTAAGGCAATGTCATTATCTGCAAGTTCAAACAGTTTGTCTCGCATAGATTCTAGCGATTCAATTTGTTTAAGGGTATGCTCCATATCAGCATAATGGGCACCTGCTTGATTAAGTGCTTCCGGATTATCAGCTAATGCACTTTGTGTACGAGCAAGGCTAGATTGATATGCCATACGTCTACGTTCAGAATTAGAACGTGGTGCTTTGCTATCACCTAACCATGTAGGATTGACTCCGCTAGTACGTGCCGTTTCTAAATCGGCATCCATAGCATCGAAATCACTTGTATATTGTTCACGGTACTTTTCAGTAAGCTCCTTATACACATTGTTAAAGGTTTGTTTAATATGTGTTGGATCCGCAAGAACCACATCGAGCATTTCCTTATCTACATCGGAAACTTCATCAAAGTAACTACGAATAATATCATTCTTAACACGTTCTGCACGTTTTTCAGTATCATCTTTAACAAGGTCTTTCATGGCATGCACTTCTTCTTTTGCACGTTCAAGCGTTTTCATGGATAATCCACCACGTGTAAAGTAAGAGGATTCTTCCAATGCTTTTACCGTTTCTTCAGATAAACCACCACTTAATTGTGCATATGAGCCTATCGGAATTTCAATTGGAGCATCAGCAGTAATTGCTTTGGATACTTCCTCTTGCGTAGTAAGTCCTGCATCTACCATATTACGGATAGCTGCTTGACCTTCTACAGTTTCAGCCATTTCATTGACATTTACATAAGCCGTAGACACGCCTATATTATCGCCTTGAGCTTGTACAATTTTTCCATACAACTCAGGGTTTTCTTTTGCCAAATTATTAGCGGCAGCATCGTTTTTTAGGTTTTGCATGATAACATGTCCATTACGGTTTTGTTCTTCCATAACAGCCATATGCTGTTCTTCCGGTGTTAGTTTTTGAAAATCCTTAAAGGCTTTCATGGTACGGGCACCACTAATGCCACCACCAATTACACCGAAACCAACTACCGCTGGCAATGCTTGCCACATAGCCTCACCGGCACCGACGAACATATCGCCTACGGAATAATTTCCCTCCGGATCATTCGATTTGCGCCATAAGTTATGCTGTAATTTTTCATTGACATCTTGCAGGCCCTCTTCAAATAGTTCTGGAGCGCCAGCCTTAATAGAACTCTTGGCCACCTGTGCAGCAGTAACACCAATACCACGATTAAATATCTCAGCTGCATTAGTAGTCCCTCTTGAAACTGCATTGGCAAGTGCAGACTTAGGAGCGATTTTAGATGCTGCTTTACCAATAGCCCGTGTGGCTACAAACTCAATGCCCGCATCAACTGCGGCAAATGACATAGCGTATTTTTTTGCTTCGTCATCAGAATATATACGATTACCGTTACTGTCTCTTTTATTGATTAATTCAAGATATTTATTGCCGAATGACATTTGATACATTTGTTCTGCCATACCTACTTGTATGCCAGTATTCAAACCAACTAATGCACCCGGAATAGCACCCTCACCCCCTACTGGCGCAGTAGCAGCAGCACCAGTAGCTGCACCTAACGCCATACCTTCTGCAGCACGATTTGACCCTTTGATAGCATGTACAGCCATCATATACCCTTGCGCTGCAGTTTCTCCAATCACAGCTTCTAAAATACTACTGCCATCGGATTGTCTATATTTTGATAAATTATTATCTAAACGATCAATTTCAGCTGTTAATTCAGCAATCTTATTAGGATCGTTTTCTTGAGATAACTTATAACCGGCTTGTGCACGCAATATTTGGTCATTCATCGACCACACATTTTGTTGTACGGCATCAAACACCCCATGTGTATTATTGATGGATTCGAGATTACGCAATGCAGTAATAGCTTCGGCAGAACTTTTATAGTTTATAGTATTAAGTTCTGGATACATATCACGGATTTCTTGAATCGTTTTACCTCTATCCATTTGTGCGGCAGCCAATTCAGCACGTCTGATACCTTCTTGACCGCTAGCCATGATTAAATCCGGATTAATACCTAGCTTTTCACCACTATCAATGGCAGACCGGCTCCAATCCTCTTTATTCCATAAATATATTTGTTCTGCACGATGCATAGCCGGTTGCAATATTTCACTAGCCTTATTTACAAAGTTTTCGCTTTGTTCAGGCGTTACATCCGTTTGTGCTAATGCATTGAGACTATTAACGTCAACAGTAGCTTGCGATGGGTCTTTATGTAACCAAGCATTAACCCCACTAGCGGCATTACTTATGGCTTTACCGTATGAATTGTCTGTGGTTTCTTGTTGTATAGCACCTTCAAATGGTGTATGTGCTTTTGATTGAATACCAAAAGTACCATTTGTTGCTTGTTCAGGTGTGATTTTATAATTACTCATTATTGCCCTAACCTTTCCGCCAACTCTTCAGGTGTAATCGTATGTTCTTCTCCGTTACTATCTTTGTAAACATAATACGGTTGTCCATCATCACCTGTAGTGTTATATAAACCATACATACCATTAGCAGCTAATTGAGCATTTGTATATTTAACGGCAGCGCCTTTACCGCCAAAGAAATTTGCCATTTTCCCTGCACCCCAAAACTCACCTGTTTTAGTGGAAGCAATTGCTTGTTGTGCTACTTCCTCAGCACCCCATTGTGCCATTTGCGCCGGCGACGGATCATATCCGTTCTTTTCTCTAAATTCTTGTACTTTAGGATATACTGCAGCAGATACACCTTGCCATTCAACCCCATCAATCTTCCTACCTGCTAGACTTTCTATGCTACTTTTCATGCCTTTCATATTAGGAGAATACTTCCCTGTACCATTAGCGTACTCATCAAATTCTTTATTAATTTGCGCTAATTGTTGAGGGTTAAAATACACGCCCATTTGTCCTATAAAATCATTTAGGTCATCCATGCTTTTAAATTGACCGTTAGCGATGGCTGTCTTCACTCCTAGCACATTTACCTCTTTAGCTTGCAATGCTTTAGCTGCCGCTTTATTAACTGCTATTTGCGCTTGATTCAATTGACCTTGCATGGCTCTTGCATATTCAGGATGAGTAGCAGCATAATCCTGCCTAATCTTTAGCGCTGTCACATCAGTTCCACCGTTTTTAGCATCGGCAGCAACCATTTGTTCTACTTCTGCTTTTTGGTTTTCTAGCGCCACAGCTCGACTATGTGCAATTTGTTGCAATTGAGTAGCGACATTACGTTGAATCATTTCTTTACGTTGTTGAGCCTGCGCGGGAGTTTCTGCTTGGGCTTGTCCATTAAATAGACGTGCTTTAACTTCTTGTATGTATTGGCGAACACTAGGTTCATCACCGTTTCCTTGTGGTGCATCCCAAGAATAATGATTACCATCACTATCAATGGCATCCGGTGCGCCGTCCTTCCAACGTTGCCCATTCACAGGCCCCGCATACCATGCAGCAAAGGCGCCTTCGACCCCATATTTCTGTGCATACTCACCTAGCTTAAATGCAGCAACCTTTTTTTGCGCTTCCGGGTCAGACATATCAGCACCCGGGATACCCGCTTGTTCACTCCATTGTGGCCAATTACTCGGTAAGATTTGGAATAACCCATATGCACCTGTTCGACCATTAACTGCGCCAGCATCACCGCCGCTTTCCTGTCCCATTACAGCCGCTTTTAAATTTTCGACAGTCGCCTCACCAGTACTGCCCGCAACTTTACCAAATCCACTTTCGAACAATTTATTGGTAACTTTATTCAAAAGGTCTGGATCATACGGGTCAAATTCACCAATGACATCACGAATCGTCTTTTCGTTGCCGGTTGCCAATACCATACTTGCTTTTCGTACTTTTTGCCGATATCCCATAATTTCCTTTTCGTCAATCAATCCGGATTCGGCGACGGCGTTAATCATCTTATTTGCACCGTCTAAATCATCATCAGAGATTTTCTTTTCAATCATGGTAACTGCAGTATCTTGCTGCGCCTTTTTAACTTGAAGATTAATCGTATTATCGTCATATCCAAGATTAGCAAGTTGAGCATGAACGCTACCGCTTATTTGTTGCATAGTTTGTCCAAATGAATCAGGATTGCTGTTTACAACGCCGTTATTAGCGATGTTTTGAATGCTCATATTCAACGCCTTCATGGCACTATCCTCATATTGGCCACGAACATATCGATTAATTGTATTAATTGTATTTATTCTGTCGTTATCAACAATTTTGTTAAATGCATTAATCGAATCTGTCATCTTAAAATGATATTTTCTAAGAATTCCATTTCGTTTGACAGATTCAATCTCGCTGTAATCAGTAGGAATATTTAATGCATTTTCTCCTTTACGGTTCATAAGACCATTTTCAGGGTCATACATAGCCTGATTCATGGCTTCTGTATATTCATTAGCCGCATTTACTACATCTACCAATTCTTTTTGTTTTTGGATTTGTAGCATAGTCGAACCTAAATCACCAATCGCTTTGCCTAAATTTGACAATCCTTGTTGATTACCGCCATATGCCATTTCATTCCCGCTAGCTTGTGTGCCACCTTGGATTGTATTTAATTTTTGAGCTGGATCATAATTAACAAATTTCATATCCTACCTCATTTTGTAATCACGTTTAACAGTCACTACCGGCCCCCTATCTGTATACCCCACAGGGTCACCACCATATGTAGTCTTCATCTTGCCTCCTGCATATTGCTGTTTGAGACTATACATAGATGATGCGGCGCCAAGAATACTGCCTACCATTGCTAAATTGCCTTGACGTCGAGCATTCTTAGCGGAAGCACGTGCAGCATTAGCTTCATTCTGATAGTTCATACCATTCAAATATTCGTTGTAAATAGCATTGTTTTTATTATGTTCCCAGTTATAAACATCTTTGTTATATTCATCGTAACTAGACGCCATTAACTGTAATGGGGACCCTGCCATTTGCAATCCGCCCGCCCCTGCTTCTGCCGCATTCGTGCCGGATATAAGACGCATACGATTATCCATTTTGTCACGCTCTTGTAATTGTTGCATGGCAATTTGTTCTTGCTTACGGTCAGATATTCGCTTGTTAGCTTCTGCCGCTTGTGCTTGGGCGTTGTACATCGAAACTTGCGCTTTGGTTTGTTGATTTTGCGCAATCAGTCCTACTCCGGTACTGACTGCGGTTAAGATTGCCGCTGCGGGTAAGCACATATAAAGTCCTCCTTTTTAAGAGTGAATAATTCTAAATCTCCAACTTTTACAGTTGGATGAATAACGGCCCCAATCGATTCGAGCCATCGTTTCGTTTTAATGTTTGTCGTATGAACATAATTAAATAGCCATTCCCTAGTCTCTAACCATTCAGCAATGACTTGATTACTCAATTTAATAAAACGCATCTGCCACCGCATATCGTTTTCTAATACTTTATTACCTAGAAAGTAAATCCCATACATTCCATTTACCGGTTCTTTTGAAATCCCATATACGCAAATAGCCACATCGTCTTCTACAACGACATGGCTATCATAATCAGGTTTACAAATCTCGGAACAGAAATCTTTGAAGGGGTATAAACGATTCACCTCTTGGACTTCTATGGCATCTATCGCCCTTAGGTTGACTTCTAGGTCATGAATTAATTTATCGCGCCTTGTAGGCTCAATTTCATCAATTTTAAAGTCCCGGTACATCTCTTAGTCCTCCGCCAATTTCAACTATGCGAGTTATCGATAATAAATTAAATGGGAACGGATCACTATGCTGAATACATATCGATGTATCTGTTGAATAATTTGTCCCCATTTTAGGTAGGATTACAGGCTTGTCGCCAGTAAATAGTTTATTCGGTGGTAATGTAATATCATCCATTCGGTCAAATGTACGGCCAACTTTACCGCCAAACGATTTATAAACTCGCAATACCACTCTTGATACCGTAGCAACTCGGCCTTGTAAAGTACCGTCTTGCATTTGCATTTCCACTGATGGAACACGAATTTTAGAGGTAAATGGTAACCCGATTTTGATATTGCTACCACTGACGTTTAATTGTAATAAGCCATCATCTGGCACAACCACATCCGGTTGTTGCTTACCATCAATCACAACCTGTACGGTTTGACCGCTCAAATGAGGAATGTTAATACTATCAATTGCATTACTCGACTTAAATTCAACATAGCAATCAAGGAATACATTCACATCATCAGAATACAGTGGCACCATACGCTCGATACATTTAACTTTTTTCCCCTGTAATGTGCGCTCGACAAGTGTATATAAACTATCCTGTTCGCCCTCAGACACGGATTCACAATATAAATATTTACCGTTAGTAACAAAGTGCGACCACCCATACACCTTTTGTTCAGGTATATAGGTCAAGCAATTAATCTCCCCATCATTTCTGATGTAATAAATAATGCTGTCCGGGTCTTGTGCATAAGCACTGGTGATAGTTAGATACCCTCTAACACGAGTCTTAACAAATAGCGTTAAATCTTGCCCTGTATAGTTATCAGACTCATAAGAGTAACCCATATCACGAACAGTGCCGCCACGTTCTTGAACGAACACGCATCGATTACCTATGAATTGTGGTTCACATGATAAGGCCCCTCGTTGGGTTTGTGTTTTTAGATTACAGTTGGTAGGAGTAATAGTCTTATCACCACTTACAATCCATTCATTACCGCTTGTAAGAATGATTAGATCATTAGCTGGTACAAGATGACGAATTTCGTACATTTTGCGATTAATCACCGGTAAGGTAATTGAGCTATCATCTGTGATAGTACCTTCAACCTTTTCAACACCAAAGTTTGGATAGTCGCCAGTCCGGCTCATCCAAATATAATTGGGGTTCTTATTTGTAGCAGCCACTACAAAGCGGTCTTGATAAAACGTACACAATTTAGGATAACCATTGCTACGGCCCCAACTGCCCATCTTCCATTTAGAAGTAGCCTCGTTTTCAACAATACCATTCAAGATATTAATCTTCATTGTTTTAGCATCTACAAATTCTTTAAATTCGATAATGCCCCATGTAGTGTATGGAAGAATTGAAAGGTCAACATTACATTCACCGCTTTTAATATCTGATTGAATACGTAGCTTTGCATTTGGCTCAATTTTGCCAGCATCTGTTACGTTATAGTCATTATTAGAGGAGTATGTACGGTAATCTTTCCAAGTCGTCCCATTATTTGTGGTGATTTGTAGTTTAACGGTACCAGTCCATGTCCCATGCGTTGTAAATTTCCAAGCTAGGTCTTGGTCTGTGGAGTAGGATTCTACATTGTAATTAATGTTGTTGTACTCATTCCATTTATGAACACCGCCCATAAATGACCGTTTTTCTTTTTTCTCTACTACAACACCAGTATTCTTTGTATGAACAGCTGCAACAAAATAGCCTAATTGCATGACCATGCCAACCATATCCGCATTAAATAGATCTTTGCTAGAACGAATTGTATCGCCTGTTACCGTAACGGTAGAGTTAACATCTGTATTGATTGTGTCATACGGTTGTTCCGTTAACTTATAGGCTTCAAGTCGCCAGTCTGTGTCACTATATCGTGATAATGTTTGGATTGGGTATTTGCCACTACAAATGAACATTACATCGCCAGATTGACTACAATTCAAATCAAACAATATATCGCTAGTGAAAGGAGTTGTAACTTCAATGCCGGTATAAATTCCGTAGTTCCACACACGAATATATTTGTCGCCAAACTCGAGCATGAATGAATTATTAGTGTTTGTAGTAAATTCAAATAGTCGTGTTGGTTTATCACTATATTTAACTTGCCCTACATATTGGCTGCCTTGACGTTTGGCAACGGCCCCATATGGACGAATAACCACATTCTCTGCTTCCAATAAGGCACTTTTATATTGCTCCAAATCAAAGCGACTCGATACATCTGGCGATACCTCGCCAGTTGTAAATGCTAATTGTGAGATATAGATAGGATTACCCATTACCAATCCCTCGCTTTCACATAGCTAGATATATAAACTGTATCTTGCTTACGTTCCTTGGCGTTCATACCTTTTGCCTCTTGAACTGCTGCTTGATACAGTTTATAGGCTTGGTCAAACAATCCTCTATCCCCAGTAAGTGGCATAGCTAATGCACTAGCCAATTTACATTGCAACATGTACAAGGATATAGAATCCCAAACATCTAAGTCAGTCACGTCATATATATAATCAATAAATGCTAGTGGTACATCACTCACTATGCATTTTTTGTTGTTTCCAATATTAAATATGTTGTATTCCGGTTGCGATTCCGCATGAAAGCGATCGCCTTGTGGAATAACCCCTAATATCCGAATACATTGTTCCGGATACGCATATACATAATTCCACCCATTAATTTTATGAGCAGATAGTACCAATCTTTCATTTTTGCGAGCAAAATTCCATTCGAATTGTCGCAATACCAACTGTCTAGTTGGGTCATATTGCATACGGCATTGGCGGCCTTGCTCGGTTTCTTCTTCAAATGAGTAAAGCAACCCTGCATTAATTAATGCAAGTGCTTGATTACAAATGTCAGTAGGTGTCATATTTCCCCCTATATGGTAATAGAGGGATGCATAAGCACCCCTCATATTGTCACTTATTCTTCCGTAGCATCGGTTTTCTTTTTGCTTGTTTTCTTAGGCTTTTCGTTGCCAGTATTTTCATCTGGTGGATTTTCATTGCCGGTATTATCACCTTCAGTATTTTCATCTGGTGGATTTTTGTCACCCGGTTCTGTTTCAGGAGGCTGAGTTTCAGTAGACGGTTTTTTGTCTTTATCCTTAGATTTTGGGTTAAAGATTTTTGCTACTTCATCTTCATTACTAGAGAAAAGCTGTTTAAAATAATCAGGCTCAAATTCCTTAATTTCTTCTTCAGAGAAATCAATACTTTCACCTGCTTGAATTAATCCACGGTTGCCGTGGTACATAGTTTCTTTAGCCGTAAAATTCATAGTTGCACCTTCTTATTTCAAATTAACACCATCTGTTAAGAATGATGTAATAGTAGCAGCAGTCATATTGTTAGCATTAATGCGAATGAACTTTTTCGCCCCTGCAGGAAGTCGACCTTTGTATTCTGTACCAGCTTTGGAGTTCTGTGGTAATGTAACACCTGTTAACAATGTGGCATCAGCCATATTTTCCTTATCAGATGTGTACACATTAAATAAAGGTGTACCTGTAACATCTTTATCTAAACGAATATACAACCATAAGGCAACGGCAGCATCGCCACCATTACCATTCATCACCACGTCAGAATTGGTGTTTGCAGTAATTTCTTTTTTCCAGAAAAATGTATTTTGTTCATCAATAATCATTGAATTATGTTCCTTTCTTTACGCAATAACACGAGATTCAGTGCTTAACAATGCATCAATTTTGCGAACTGGTACACCGTTTGCACGAGTAACGAGTTTACCCATTTCCATATCTTCAGTGATAGTGGAACCATGTTTTGTGTTCTTTTGCAAACGCAAGAATGTACGTAATGTACGGTTCATATACCAAACTGGACGAACACCACCAAGGTTAGGAATACGTTCTTCCGCTTCAATCATTAAGTTGATAAGATCCGCACCGGCTTTAGCATCATTTGTCAATTTCGTAACATCGATATTGGCAATACGAACAACATTTCTCCAGTCACGTACAGTCAAACCAACATCATGTTTAAAGTGAGTACGATACGCTTCAAACATGGAGCCATCGTCTTTAGTAACAGTAACAACGCCTTTATCTTCTTGGTGTAAACCTGCTTGAGAACCTTCAGGATAAATACCATGAACAGATAAAGGACCCCAACCAACAAGCCAAATAGACGCCAAATTACCTGTGCCACCTGCATCAAGAATATTTTCTGCGCTTGCGGCTTTTTTACTATCAAGAGTATTAAATCTAGGAGCTAAGCCAATGAATTTTTCTGGCGTGTTTTCATCGCCATAGAAAATCGTACGGCATAATTCCTGACCCATAGATTCAACGAATGCTTTATCTTCAGTTGCACGGAAGGATGCTTTATCTTTGGATTTATCAACAAGCGCTTTATCAGTTTGAGAGTAAGCTTCAAGCATACCACAAGTGTCAGTGATTTGACGTGTGGAGGATTTAGACGCTTGAACACCGCCATATAATTTACGCCATGTAACATCTGGTAAACCAGTACGTACAGTTGTTACAAAGCTAGACCCTTGGTTGCATTCGACCATCGTCATATCTTGAATGATTTCTGTCGATTGGTCTAATTGCTCAATAATTTGAGCAACATTACCATTAGGATCCATTCGTTTTTGCAAATCTAAAAGTGTTAAATTTTGAGTTCCAATTGTAGCCATTAATTATTTACCTCATTTCTTATACATAGATGGATACATGTTTTGTTTTGCTGTTTCTTCATCAGAATTACCGGTTCCAGCTTGTCTTGTACCTTTCCCCGGGTCTTCCTGAACCATTTCACCAACTGCCGCAAATACCTTAATCATGTTGATGTTGTTATCGATATGATTATCAACAAGTAATTGACGTAATTCCGGTACAGCTTTAGTTAGTGCTTCGATGCCTTTGCCTGCAAGAGCTACAGTTTCATCGAATTTGCCGCCTAATTCCTTTTTGGCGTGTTCATAATCCGCTTGTTGTTTTTCAACGATCGCTTGTTCTTGCTGCTCTTGATAAGCAGTCAAGATGTTCTGTGCATACTGACTGCCAAACTTGGCTAGTTCAACAGCCTGTTCCTGTGTAGCACCGACTTGGTTAAGTAATTTGCTAAAGTCAGCAGATACAGTTTCATCAAGTTCAGTACCTTCAGGAAATACATCCTTAAAGTCATAAACCGTTGGTTCAGCAGGTGGCGTATTATCACCGCCTAGTACAGATGGATTACTACCTTCACCATCTGGTTTAGCAGGTGGTTCAGTAGGTGGCGTAGGATTATTTTGGTCCGGATTCGTGCCCGGTTCATTGCCAGTCATGTTATTGTTAGCACCCATATTTTCTTCAGCCATTTTGTTTCTCCTTTTCGACTAAATTATTAAAATATTCTTGCTGCCCGATATATTCGAGCTGCGCTTGGTGGTACTGTTTAACTCCATCAGTGCCCAGCTTTACTAGATCACCATGGAATAACAGCCCAACCTTGCGTTTTCCTTCGTTGAAATATGTTTCACTGTTGCCAGTAAACGATTGCTTTAATATCATTGAGCGATCCATTAGCCGACAAAAAAACCACCTACCTAGCTCTGTGCTAAGTACGTGGTTAAGCGCTTGCATATCTCGCTCTTGCATATAATCTTTAATTGTTTTCATCTAAACACCGTCCATTCCTAGCCACTGCTGTAGTGCAGGATTGCCATCATTGGCGGCGTCTGTTGCTTGTTTGGCCGCACTAGCCATTTGAGGTGCCAGTTGAGCCGCTTGCATTAACTGCATTTGTTGTTCCTGTTCAGCCTGTGCCTGTGCTTGTTGCGCTAGGATTTCTTGATATTCATCATCGGAGCGAATAATCTTAGCCGGAACACCGAGATTTACACCGTATGTATTGGCCGCTTCCTCAAAGTTGAACTTGTTGACGATATTAGGATTAGCTTGTGCCAAACTCATGATGAACGCAAAATACTGTTCGATATTTACCAATGAACTCATCTTTTGCGCCTGAGCTAAAGGCGAGATATATTCAATCTTCACCTCTTGACCGTTTAACTGGTCTAAAAGCTCCTCATCATCAACAGGTGGAAATACACCGGCACGATCTAGCACCGAATACACACGTTCAATGATTGGATTCAAGAATTCAGATAGCAGCCGTTCGACCACAGGACCTAATTGTTGGAGTTTTTCTTGAGTACGTTCCATAACTTCACGAGCCGTCATCTGGCCCTTGTCGATTTGGTCTAACATCAAGAATAAATCAGCACTATAGGCTCTCTTGATTGAATCTTCTGTAACTGCAATCTTGTTTTGAATATCTTGTAAATTGGACTGCACTGCAAACATCGGTTCAACTTTATGTTGCCCCTCAATCTCTGTAATGCCACCCGGATATAAGTTAACCGTGCTAATGACATCAGATGGTGCTTGCATAGGAGGTTTAACGCCCAATTCAACGGCGGTCAGATAGTCAAATTCTAACTTCTGCAGCATTTGTGAATCTGGTTGAGCAAACCATGCGGCACCCTTACCGTAACCATTCAAGTCCATCGACGTATGCCGAGCGATTGGAATTGGCCACTCTTCAAAGCCACCATGATATAACACTTCATCGCTATTGCTACCTTCAACCCAATAAATGGACGAATACGGCATATTGCGACGTCCTAATTTATCCTTACGGTCTTTGTTAGGCTCAACCAACCAGTTGACTGTGAATGACTGCTGCAAACTGTTTCCATTGTCGTAAATATTCTTAACGTTATCTGGGCAATTATCATACCCAAACTGTTCGACAATCTGATCTACTGTCATTTTGTATTTACGACCAAATACATTTACGGTTTCTTTGCTATTTGTGCTAATAGCATAGGTCCCAATCGGATACGATGTAAAACGAACACCAAATTCACTATCAGCAAATATCCCCATTGGAGCTTGCCCTATAGGCAATTCCATATAAACTTGGTGAACTACGCTATAGAAATTAGATTTAGCAAGAACCGCATACAAGATTTCTTCACGTTCATCCAATAGTTCAGCAACTTGGCTATTAGCTGCTACGTCGATGTTCTCCATGGTTAGCTTAAACCATTTACGGCTCGGAGGCGTTAATCCGCTCATAACACCACTAGCGAATATTTGACAAGATTCCCAAGCTACAGGGTTTAGGATTTTACCATTGTAAGGTTCAGACTGGTCCTCTTCACCATCAAATTGACCAATAAACGGCAACTGATAGTCCCTCAATTGTTTCCATTTATTAATGTATCGTTGCTGCGCATTAAATAGTTGAGAGAATTTCTTTCTCAACTTCGTATAATCACGCTTAACAGGCTTTACACCTTCCGTAGGTTGTCTAGCTAGTAAAGATTCCATTTCCGCCATGCTAGCCTCCTAAAATTGATTTTTGACCACTTCCAGTTGGTCCTAAAATAGTAGATTCAAAGCCACGTTTGAATTTACGTTTAGTTTCTGCCATTTCCTCACCAGTCTGATTGCTCATATTCGCTTGAACAGTCGGAGCCGGAGCAGGTGGTGTATAGTTAGCAGATGCACCTTTCATACACATCTTTATCCCTCACTTTCTACAATTAAAAAGGATTGTAACTCGTATTAGCTACAATCCTATTGCCTGTTTCGCTTTTTTTAACGACCCGCGCAGCAAAGGTCAAGGCTAATGCATCGCCTTTATTTGGTGATGGCAACCCTCGGTCTTTCATATCTTTTTTACTTTCAAGCTGAATACGGCCATTTTTATCAATGATCGCTTCAGGCCCTACGATATCATCGTATAAGGCTTGGTCATTTGGTGGAATAGAACCACCCTCACGAAGCCATTCTTTCATCTGGCCCCACATGTAAGCCCTCATATTGAGGTATACAGGGTCATTACTCTTACCGCCAAACTCAATTAATCGCCATTTACGCCCTAATTGCTTACCGATAGAATATATCCCTGTACCATATCCCATATCGATGAATACGGCATCAGCTTTGTATTCGTCCTCGAATTGAGCAATCAATTGAGCCATGCGCCAGTCATCGTCATTCTTAGGAATTGAGGCGAGCGACTTCATATAGTAGCCTTGACGCATTACTATTTCTAAGGAGTCTGAACCAGTCCACGCAGGATCCACACCAATGATTACGGGTAGATGTTCAAATTGTCCTAGCTTATAGACTTGCTTTTGTGCCTTGTCAGCAATTTCCGTAGAGATAAACTGCAAATCTGATGCGGAAGGGAATACACCACGAACACGAATTTTTACAAAGTCAGAATCTTCACCGTAAGCATCAACCCATTGTTGCAATTGTGCTTTATTGGATATTTTCACTGTACGGCTATCAATCTGATACGTTTTCCAATAATCTCTATACTTTCTAAAACATTCACGGAACCGCCCACTATTTCGAGTAGGATTACCAAAAACACACCAAAGAATTTCTGTATTGGAATCCGTAAGGGCCCCTTCAGTAACTTCCCAAATCTTATCAGAAATAGCAGACGCTTCATCAAAGATAACCAATATCCTATTACCTTGATTATGAAGACCTGCGAATGCTTCCGGGTTTGAGTCGCTCCAAGGAATAGCATCAATACGCCAAGTTTTCTCATATTTTTTATCACTGCAAAATATTGCTGTTGCCGTGTAAGTAAATAGTTCTTTACCAACAAACATGTTGTACCACTTGCCAAGTTCCGCCCATGTTTTAGATCTCAACTGTGTATCGGTATTTGCCGTAACTACACCACGAGTATTTTCATGAGTAGCTATTGCAAATATAATAAGCCATGATACATCGGCAGATTTACCGATACCATGGCCAGATGCGTGAGCAGTACGAATTGCAGTCTGTAAAGACTTACCTTTCTTTAATTGTTCACCTAGATATTTTAAATGTTCTTGTTGCCATTCATCAGGCCCTTCCATATCTTCCAATGGCGTCCCGGGCTCTCCCCAAGGAAAGGCAAAGTACACAAACCCCAACGGATCATCAGCAAATGATGCAAGTGCGTCAATCAGCTGTGCTTTGTTGTACTTCATTAGATCTACTCCGTGCTTTTTTCATACGGTCAGAAATATCAATTTCTACTTCTGCAGATAATTTCACCTTATCAGTAAATAACATATGCCGTTTACCTAACAGTTCAGCTGCTTTCGTTTTATCGGCAACAGATACATCTAAACCAAACGCATCTTTTTCTTCGCCACGCACAACCCTAGTCAAGTATTCCAACACTTCATCAGCCGTTGCGATTGTGTTTTTGCTGCGTTCGTTCATGACTGCATCTATATATTGGCGCACGTTTACTTTTGTCAACAACTGACTAGCTTTACTTCTTGCCGTCTTTTCTGAATATCCAGCCGTAATTGCACTCTGTGTTCCGTTGGTGGTCTTAACGTATTCATCAGCGAATATGCGTTCTTTCTTAGTTAGTTTTTGTGCTAATTCTTCTATATTCGTCAATGTTACTCACCACCTTTATATGTCTTAACTAAAAATAGCAACACCTCATGTTGTTTGGTGCTGCTATACTCGCTTTCTTTTTTATAAAGTTGTCCTTGTTTAAAGGTCTTACCTTTTTTGTACTTATGAGGGAATGTTAGTTTGTACTCTTCCTCTGTGTACATTCGACTGACAATATATATCTTGCAAGGCTTATCGTATTTACTCCATGATTGCCTTGTATCGACTACATATCGTCTACCATTCATCCGTAATGCGGTTAATAGCTTTCTTATTGTTGGTTGATAATTCACATCCAACACCACGCTCCAGATTGTTTAATCGCTTTAATCATTTAAGTACTTCGCCACCTTTCCTTTTTAACTTGCCACGTGATCGCACACATAAACCACATGAATTTTTGCTTGCACTACCATGTGTGATATATGTTTGGCACAGTCCGTCATATTCAATCATCTTTGCAGTACATATTCCTTTCTTGTTGTTTAAGCATTTGCTTTTACAACACCTAACCTCTGTCATTTTCTCCCCTTTATGATAGATTTATACAAAAAATAAGATATATCCACGTAGATATACCTCATTATGTGATAGTTTTATTCATTTTTATTGCGTTGATTATTCAAAACCAAAGTTATACTGCTACACTCTTGTTAGCTAACGCATAATAGTTAGTGCCTAGGACGCAAGCATAACTCCAGTTTTCAATGATCATTACACACTCAATACCAACAACTAACTATTATGAATCGTACTTGTGTTAGGTTAAGTAACAATAGAATATATGACTAAATTTGGAGGCCCAGTTAGTTGTCAGTATTCAATATGTAAAAACCAAATTTCGCTCATATACAACAAAGGCGCACTCTTATGTGGGTGCGCTTGTTGTTGTGTTTTGATTTACCTTTACAAGGAAAGAGTGAGTAAAGTCGCTTAGTGGCAACTTCTATATATATATTATACCTAATAGCAAAGTATAGGTATACTGACATTTACTGACATTTACTGACATTTACTGACATTTTGTGATATCTTTTTGGCTACTTCAATAAATGCTTCATCTCTATATCTCAAAGCTTGTCTTTCTTTAAAATGTTCTTCGTAAATTGCACATGCTTGTTGTGTAGTCATACCTAATATGTATTCTGCTCTTAATATCTTACTACCAATAGCAGCATGCAAATCGAATAACAAATCAGTTGCATCACATTTATACTTTTTTAACTCATTAAGCCGTCTACGGTGTTCCTTTTCTATGTCAATAAATCTTGCAACGCTATTTTCCAATCCACAAGGAACACCGCCACCACTTACCCTATCTTTTGAGTAATCAATAGCACTAATCGTTGTTATGTTACTTTGTAATTCCTTTATTTCCATCACCATTAACTCAAGGTCTTTATCTACTGTTTTTAACGGCTCTAGGTATTCCTTAGCACTATTTATTAATCTCTTTTCTTCCTTTGACAGTTCGCTCAAATACAAATCACCTCAATCCTTAAATGCGCCATTAATAGCTAGCATATAAACCAACACGCTCCATGTTACAAATATAATTGCATTTGCCCATCCATCTTTAGTATTACCTACTGCAATTAACAAACAAAAGAATAAAAAGTACATCATATATTTATACCTCTGCTAGTTTTGCGTATTTCCAAGAAAACACATAATCATTGTTTTCTGTAGTCCATGATGTTGTACCACTCAACCAAGAATATACTTTTCCGTTTTTATAAAACGCAAAATGTCGTTTTTCCCAATCATCACCACCACTCTGTTTTACCAGTATAGGTGTATCAACTGGTACTTTATCCCAATCAATAATACCTAATTCTTCTGCAATGCTTATACACTCATTACATTTTATTTTAGGTAATACATTTTTAATGCTTGTTACACCAATAACTTTTTTACAAGTATTTACGTTCCACTCATTTGTGTTAGCCTGCATACGTGGCATTTCATTTGTTAAATATACGTTTCCACAAACATTCATTACCAAATACCGCCAGCCCTCATCATATAGCTTTTGAAGTAACCACTCTCTACCTTGTTTATCACTAATCATCTTCTTCTACCTCGCTATAATCCTTTTCAAATTCATTAGCCTCGTAAACTCTAAATTTACCTTTATTATTTTTAACAATGTAATCACTTTTACAACATTCGATTATTTCATTATTTGTTGTAATTTCTAATGATGCCCCCTCATACCAATCAATACCAATTACATTATCAACAAAATCGACAATTTCCATAGCGTTAGTGCCGTTGTATTGTATAGCTTGAATTTCACTAACCTTTTTCACATATCTTTTAGACACTTTCTATCCCCTCTCCCTTTTCCTCATTAATGTAATTCACCTCTTATGATAGGGCGGATATTTCACCGCCCATATTCTAATCATCAACAAACATTGAATAATATGTGTTTAAACATGATAAGTGTCATTCCAATTAATAACGTAAAAATCCAAACGATCATACATATCAACAATGCATTGAAAAATCCATCTTTCTTACACATTATTTACCGCCAATCTATTATTTAATCAAATATACTAACATCACCAATAAATAAATCAATAGAAAAATACCCATAACTATTAATCCAATAACGGAACCACATAGATCAACTTTTTGTTGTAGTCTTATTTTTTCGCTTTCACGTATAATCCTATACATTTATTTGCCTTTTCCTTATGTCACATATTGCTTTTTCATATAAACGGCCAATTTCTTTTGTTACATCGCTAACAAATCTAGCCAATGAATTTGAATCAGATAATCCACGTTCAACAGTCAGGCATATTGGTTCCTGATACTCAAATATTGCCACTTTTGTTTCATAAGCAAATTTTATATTGCCTTTATGGATACAAATTTCAGGAATAACCTCCTTGTTGCCTAAATACATTTTAAATAATTTTGCAAATTTTTCATGTCTTTTACGCTTAAAATCCTTTGCGATTTTTTTAACAAGAGTCTCATATTCATTTTCCGCCATTAATACGTTTACCATTTGTTCAAGTTCATTGTTTTTTCTTTTATGTTAATTAATTTAGAAAACTTACTTACCTGTACTTCCATAACCGCCAACACCTCGTTCTGTTTCACTCAATTCATCTACCTCTACCACATCAACCATTGCTACTGGTACGATAATTAATTGTGCGATGCGATCACCTCTAAATATTGTGTAGTCATTACACGATACATTCTCATATGCAATGCTTAGTTCACCTCTATAGTCAGCATCAATAATACCTATACTATTAGCACATCTTAATGGTGTTTTACTCATGCTACTTCTCGGAACAAGTAACCCCATACAACCTTTCGGAATTTCAACTGCTACCCCTAAAGGTACTTTCTGTTGACTGTCAGCTAGAACTTTGATGTGGAACGGACAATACAAATCTAACCCAGCTGCATCATTACTACCTCTTGTTGGAAGTTGTACGTATTCATTAACCAATTTCACTTTCATTTGTTCCATTACATTCCTCACTCCATTCACTTTCTCTATATATGTGGAAGAAATCGTCCGCTTTCATTACTACTAACCACGGCTTGTTGCTTTTCTTCCAAGCCACTATAGGGATATCGCCATTGTTTGCTTGTTTTGCATCGTGTTCCGCTTGCTCATAAGCCTTGCGAACATTCAGATTTTCAACGAACTTTACTTCTTGATGTATGTTTGGCAGTCCTACACAGTCCGATGCATCACCTGTATTGCCGCAATATTGTGCAGTTCTACGTACTTTATCGAACCCATTAGCACGGCACACATCACGCCACATTCGTTCACCCCTAGCGCCCTTTTGCTTACTGTTTATTGGCAATGATCATCACCGCCATCTTTTAAGCATTGATTACTTGCTTTTTGATACACATCAACATAAACCTCTTGTTTATCTCCATTATATGTAACCTCGATATACTCTTTGATATGTACACCGCTTACCAATGCTTTCCAATTTTGTAATGTTTTGCAAAACCAAACTATATACATATCCATAGGTGCTATTTCATTAGCATTATAACCAAACTCATTAAATAAAACTGTTCTTGCTGCATTAATTGCTTTTTCTTGAAATTCATTCATAGTTATCTCTCTTTTCTATTCTGCAAACTCCATTAAATTTGTTTGTACTTTTACATCGCTCAACATTTCCTCTTTAGCTTTAGCGTACATTCTTCTATCGATTTCAAACCCATAAGCACTTCTTCCTAGCTCCATAGCCGCTCTTAATGTGCTACCACTACCAGCTACTGGGTCAATTACTACATCACCCTCATCAGTAAATATTTCTATCAACTTTTTCAATACGCTTACTGGTTTTTGTGTTGGATGAATGCTAGGAACGATATTTTTGTTATCACGTTTCCATTCAAAGTGATCAAATATCATTTTTTTGTTGTTATTAAACTTAGGAAGTTTTTCACGGTATAAAACTAGCGCATATTCAGTCGCACCAACAATACGCATATTTGCTTTTAAAACTTGCGCACTATAATTTTTATTAAAGGTAATAGGAATATAATTTTTAAAACCGTGTTTATTTGCGTACTCAATCACCATTGGTTGCTGTTGATAACTACAAAAAACTATCATGCAAGGTGCTTGTCCACGTTCTTTAGGTTCTTTTTTTAGCAACCGATTGCAAAAGTGAAAATACTCTGCAATGTTAAAGTTGTAATCAGAATTAAAGAATGCTTTACCAGCTTTTTTGCTTTCACCATTCTTGTTATCACCGTCTACATACCACATAGGATTGCTGGCATAAGCGTTGTTTCCTAGATTGTATGGAATATCAGCAATCACCAACTGTGCTTTTGGTATTCCATATCTTTTAAAATTCTGAAAATTATCATTAAATAACTCGATTTTCATAATTGTTCTATTTACTTTCTTTTAATCTGAAACTTTCAGTAATAGGCACACCAGCCTCTGTTGGAATGTAGATGATTTGGTCTTTACTATCTTTCAAAGTATCAACCCATAACCAATGGATGTATGCCTCATTACCTTTTAATGATTGACCGATGATTTGATTTGCTTTTGCAGTACCCTCTGCACGTTTCACTTCTGCTTGTGCTAGACTTTCCGCACTATCTAGTTTTGCTTTAGCCTCTAACACCGCAACTTGTCTGTTCTGTTCCGCTCTTGCAAGTTCTGCCTCACCTGCTTTTTGTTGTTGCCACACCATATACATAGGAACACCAAACGCAAAACTCCAAACTACCGCACCAATCATAACTACTACCAATAAAGCTGATACAATCTTATTCATGTTTATTTCTCCTTTTCCTTAAAAAATACTAACCATACCGTTTTACCTCTACGTTGGCCAAATATTGGCTCACTAGGAAGTAACCCTTTAACCATTGGTAACTTGATTTGTTCCTCATTCCACTTAAATATCATCGTTCCATTTGGTTTTAGTACTCGCCAACACTCAGATAAGCCTTGTTTAATATCCTTTTGCCATGTTTTTTCTAATCGTCCATATTTCAATGCTAGGAACGATTTATCACCAACCTTTAATAAGTGCGGTGGGTCAAACACTACAAGGTGAAAACTTTCATCTTCAAAAGGCATCTTGCGAAAATCTGTGATCACATCAGGTTTTACAATCAACTTCCTACCATCACATAGCGTTGTGTCTAATGTGCGGTTATCCATATAAATAGTTTCTTTATGTTCTTTATCAAACCAAAACATTTTTGAACCACAACAAGCATCAAGTATTTTCATCGCTCACCACTAACAATCATTACATTCAATAACGCAATTAGTTGGAGATACCGCAATATATCTTCCTAGTTTATCTGTAAAACAAATCAACTTTTTATTGCCTACTTGCACGTTGTGTAAATCCTCAATAAAGGCTTTTCTATCTTTAAAAGTTTCTGTTTTATATCTAGCCGTTCCACAATTCATTACAACTAATAACTCAACCATCTTTTTCCTCCTTAAAACGGAACATTTTCATCGCCACCATTGTTTTCAAAACTATCAAAATTACTTGGTGCGTTATCATCGTTTAACAATGATGTACCTACAAAGCCAGCTACCACTTCGGTTACATATCGTTTTTGACCATCTTGTGTTTCATAAGAACGTGTTTGAATACGCCCCTCTACGAATAAGCGGTTTCCTTTTCGGTAATTTCCTACTGCTTCGCCTAGTTTTCCCCAAGCCACACAGTTGATGAAAGCAGTTTGTTCTTTCGTCTCATTTGTTGTGGAGTCAATATATGTATTCGTTGCTGCTACTGTGAACGTGGCCACCGCTCGGCCACTTTGTGTATATCGCACTTCTGGATCACGTGCTAAATTACCTAAAATTTGTACTGTATTCATAATTCTCCTTTACTTACCAATAACTAAGCTGGTTTAATTCCGATTCAACTTCATTAGTTTTTACGTCATAGTTCGGATGAATATGGCAATCTACTGTTGCCTCATTCCTCATGATTTCTAGCAAGTTTTCAATCTTGGTTCTTGCCTGTGCCTCGTTGTTTGCCAGTACTTGAAAACTAACATTAAAGCTAACATTTACACTTACATCAAACTCTTTTACTCTTTCCCTCACGTTTAACCCCCTATTGCTTGTTTTAATAAGGCTTTCCCTTTATCTGATAGTTCGTTTTTGTTGATTATTTCTGTTACATCTACTGGTTCTTTTGCTACTTCTACCAAGTTTCCTGTAGATGTCATTTCTATTTTCTTTCGCCCAGCACTTGTCAAGGCTTTATCGTGTTCCGCCTTTTCTCGTGCTTTTAACAACACATGATTATCCTTTATTGAATTCGCCATACGTTGGCGGTGTTTCTCACGGTCTATTAACTGCTCATAGCATCTAACAAATTGTGATCTACAACTTGCCTCGTTATATTCATGACCCATTCTAGGGTCAAAGGATGACCATATCGTCCTTGCAGCCGTTAAGGTTATTCCCTCTAAATGCTCTTTTCCGTTGTCATATCCATAAGTACCTACTGTTTTTATTACTTTCTCCCATGCAGTTTGTGCGGTGTCCACTTCATCATGCATATTTACATATGCACTTAATGCGGAACACTCTTCTCTGATTTCTGCAATTGTAGGTAGAAATTTACATTTATTAATCAAGTTAGCTACCGCTTGCTCTAGCGTTACAGGATTAACATTACCGAGCATGGTTACGTACAACTTCATACGCTCTACTGACATATCAGTACTGTACGCTAGCTGTAACATCGATAGTGCTTTCACTATCTGTTGTTGGTTGTTCATTTTCACCCCCATATTCACGCATTAGCTTATTGACTACATCGATTGCGTTTTGCTTACTACTTTTTGCAGATGGTTTGTCATAACGATTTCGCTCCCATGTTCTGACCGCTGCTTTCCAATCTTTCATGGAATTCTTTCCGACTTTCCAGCCGTTGCTTTCGTAGTAATCAAAGAATTGTTCGGCGTTTACATTGTTATTTCTTTCAATACAATACTGTTTGATTTCGGATAGAGTTGGTTTAACAAAGCGTTTAGCTTTGGTAGGCGATTTATTCGCCTTAGTATCTAACTCTATCTCTAACTCTTTCTCTATCTCTAACTCTATCTCTATCTCTGGTGGAGTTTTGTCGGAGATTTGTCGGACATTTGTCCTATCGGTTTCTATTCGTTGTCTATATTCTCTCTTTCTATCAGCCTCACTACTGCCTCTACCGATAAAATTTTGAATATCCAACATATAGATTGCGCCATTCTCTAGCACATCGATTAGTCCTAAGTCTTTGAAGATTGATAGCGCTTGCTTAACGGTTCCTATTTGGTGTCCAGTTACACTTGCCAGCATTTCTGCGTTATAAGGAATGCGATCATTAACAACTAACTTTCCATCATTCTTTAGACTTCGTAGATAGAGTTTCAAAAGAATATTACTGTACAAGTAGCCATCTTTCATGCTTTCTAATATCTTCAACTCATCACTATCAAAGAAATTATCTTTTAATCTAAGATAGTAATATTTTTTGTTATCACTCATAGACTAACCATTAACCAACGCTTACGCATTTAACTTTTGGTTGCGTTTGTTCAATTACATCTAACACATCTTTCAATTCTGTAATTTCTTTTTCATTTACTTTGTATTCGGCTTGCGTTTGTTCTAATTTCTCAATGCGTTTCTTAACATATAGTTCAACAACATCAATTCTTTTCATATTGTTTCATCCTTTCCATAATGATTGTTTCTAGCTTTAATTTGGTTTCCTTTGCAAATACTCCGTGTGCTAAGTTCTCATGGCAATATTTACACAAACACGCTAGGTTGTTTAGTTCGCTTGTACCGCCTCTACCTCTAGGCAATATGTGGTGTACCTCAGTAGCAGGTGCGCTACATATTACACAACATGGATAGCCATCTATACTATCTCGTTCGATAGCTTGTGGTCTTGTTATTTTGTAAAGTTTATCGTCATTCCTTTTTCGTTTGTTCACTCTCCCACCCCTCTATGAGTGATTTAATGTATTCACTAGGTTCTAGTTTGATACCTAGTTGTTCACATTCATCTGTTAGGCAATCAATAAGTCTTGCCATTTCTTTTGTGTTGTACACGCTGCTACCGTGATAGCACATGATGTTGTGATAACCTTTTAGGTTTTTACATTCACCAGCATCTTCGGCTATCCATCCGATGCCGTGTGCTTGCCATATTTGAATGTATCTCTCTATGGCATCCTCACGTACTGGTACATATGAGAAATGTCCACAATCTTTTATGGCTTTTCTATACACATCCTCTTTTGAGGTATACCCAGTTTTACTTAATTCTTCCGCTACTTTTTGACATAGAACCCAGCAATAAGCATTAGCGTTCATACTACGTGATTTTGATTTCTTTTTGATTTCAATCACGTATTCTTTTTCTTTATCTAATTTCGCTAGATCATTGTCATGTGGTGCAGGTATTACCACCATTACACCTAGTGGACTTCTTAATGTTTCGATGTTATTTGTTGTCCATTTCATAATGACATCAACCAAGATTTAACTTGTTTTAGTTCTATTAGGTTTAACAGTTTTGAAGATGATTTATTGAAAGTTGTTTTTATGTAAGATGCTACTGTTTCGTTTGGAATGCCTTTTACTTTTACAAGTTCTGTTACTTCATGTAATATTTGTTTGGTTAATTCCGTTTCATTATTGCTTTGTGCATCATCATCTTCATCCCAAGCCACACCAAGAATAGAGGATAAGGAATATCTTCTTGCGTATGTTACAACGCTCCCCACACCTTGTGGGTCTTTCTTCATTAATGGTAATGTGAATGGGTCGCTTTCAAACCACTCACCGCTGGTGTGTAATAAAACAGTAACAACAGTTACTTCTTCTTTTGATGTTGATGGTACTTGCAAGAATGATAAGCCATTTTCTGAAAGTACTGGTCTTACTGTTTGTAGTAAGCTATCAAGCGTTACATACTTTGCTTTTAAAAATGCATTTTCTTTTGTACGCTCTGGGTCAGATACTTCCGATTGAAATTTAGCTAATGCCTTTGCTATCTCTGTTATTGTTTCGCTTTTATTCATTAAATCTCACTCCACTCCACACCTAACTTAATCAACAAATCATTGATTGCTTTTCGTTGTCTTGCGTTAATATTTCTAACAACATATGTTACTGTTGCCACTTCCTCAAAAACTTGTGTAGGTTCTAATGTTTCATCTTGTGCTACAGTAGCCTCTACTGGTTCTTGTGGTGCTTTTGCTTTAAGTTCAATCTCTAAACGCTTTTCAAACTCTGCAGCAATAACACCATCAAGTTCACTAAATGGAACATTATTTACACAATGTTGAATTTCTTCGTACTGAATTGGTGTATCTAATGCGTAGTTTTGATTGAATAAGTCAATTTTCATCTTAATCATTTCGACTTTTTCAGCCTGCATACGTTTTAGATCATCATCATTTTGTTGTTGTTCTAATACACCTTTCAGCATTTCTTCAACAGATAGCGCAACATCGGACATTTTAGCGGTTTTGTTTTCCCACCATTTAGGGTTTGGCATTACTCGATTTTTATATTCTTCTCTAATGCCTAATGATTGTGCTTTATCTTCAACCATTTTTAATACTGTTTCTTTACGTTTCAGCATCTCTTGTTGTTCAAATTCACCAATTTGATTTGCGATAGGGTTTTCCACTCGACTCACAACTGCAAGCACTTGCTCTAACTCTGCGGTGAATGTATTGTATGGAATTTTCAACTCACGTTTTTTATCAGTACCAAATCGTGTTAACTTAGTACGGATAGAAACAATCTCTTTCAATACAGATTTCATTTCTTTTAGGTTATCTTCTGTAACCACTAAGCCGTTATACTTTTCTAGTTTTTCTTCAAGGTACTTCGCAAGTTCTGCGTTATTCCATGTCATAGTTAAATTGCTATCAATCACTTGTGGCTCAATAGCTGGTTGTACAATTACATCAACTGTTTCCATTTATTTCTCCTTACTTTTTAAAATTTGAATGATGTCATAAAATGGATCACTAGAGTCTATATCTTTATAACGTTTGTCAAAGATAATTTGCTTTTGATATGTTTGCATGGTTCCGATGCAAACTTGAAGATATAAAACTTTGTTATCGTCTGATATATTTTCTTTAACAAATCCAATTGTTGCACCAAGAAGTACTGCTAATACTTCTTCATTATTTTCAAAACTGTCTTTGTTATAACTAATACCTATATTTTTATCTGGATTAGCTTCATCTATTAAGATTTCAATGCGCTTCATTTGTCCTCCGTGGTATAATTACATTAGGTTTTTACCTAGCCCGCTAGTCTTTCCAATTGCTATTAGCGGGCGTTTTCTTTTTCATATACATCGGCGCATACCCAAACAAGTCCGCCTGTAATGATTTGTAATAAGAATTGAACAAACCCAATTTTATCGATTTCTAGGCTCCCCATTGATCCGATAATCCATATGAAAGCCGCCCATTTTAAAGCAGTAGTCATTTTATTTCCTCTCCTACCATAACCAATAAATCACTGGTTATTTTTCTTATACTCATTTTTAACTTTTCATTTTCATGTAAAAGTTCATCACGTTCCTTTTCTAACTTCCTGTATTGTAGTGGACTGTATTCATCTACAATACCTACAAGTGCTTCAACTTCTTTTTTGTTGAAGCGGACACCCGGAAGTCCCTTTACTTCACGCAGAATGCCACGTTCCCTAAGATTGTTGACGCTACTTTCACTACATTGGAGTAGTTCTGCAACATCTTTTATTGTGTAGACTACAGGTTCCATTAGTTTCTGTCTTCATAAATAACTTTGATATGATCACTTATTAAAGGATTTCGTTCGTCACGTTCACTAAGAAAGGCTTCATTATCACGAATGGTTATCTCACGATAATTTCCATCCCTAGATGCTTTATTCTTTAAAAGTGCAGTGATTACTTTAATAGGCCCTTGTAAACGTTCTTCAAAAGTCTGTTCAAAACTTACGGATTCTATTGATTGCTTGGAATCAGGATATCTTTCATCCAGTGCTTCATACTGTTTAATTAATTCTGGAAGTATCTGCGTTGGTGTAGAGCCATCTGTCATCAAAGTTAATATGTATTTTTTTAGTTCTGCTTTAATTTCTTGCATGATTTTCTCCTTTTAAAAATTATGGGTTCCATACTGGAATTCTTGATTCAATTTTTGCCATTCTATCTGCTTCACGACATTCTCTGATTTTGCCGTGGATAGCTTTTCTATACAATTTGCTTATATGCCGTTTAGCGAAATAATCTTTTATGATTTTTCGCCAGTATTGTGCGTACTTATCATTTCGGCCAGCATATCCAAATGTAGGTAGTTTTCGTCCGTACATTCGATTTGCTGTTCTTAAATCTTTTTGATTTTGTACTAGCATCTTGCCCCTTTCTACACTTTAAGTGTAATTACTTAGCAAAAAAAATTGACTGCACTGATTTTCCAAATACTTTTGCCAATCTAATTTTTACTTCATCTCTTGGAATTCGCTTCCCTGCCTCGTACATGGCAATCGATGAAGGTGCGACACCAACTTTAATTGCTAGTTCGTTTTGTGTTAAATTTTTTGAATTTCTTAATTCTACTAATCGTGTAGCGATAATATCTGTATTCAATATTTCATCACCTCTCTTCTTGCTACACTCATAGTGTAGTACATAATTAAAAATATGTCAACACTTAAAGTGTAGTTTTTATTGAAATTTTCTTCACTTTGTGTGATAATGAAAACATAGAAGTATATATTTATATAAGGTGGTGTAAAAAATGACATTTGCTAAAAGGTTGATGGAATTAAGAAAATCAAAAGGAATCTCCCAAAAAGAATTGGCAAATTATATAGATGTATCACCTAGTCTAGTAGGCATGTACGAGCAAGGTAGAAGAAAACCTAGTTTTGAAATATTAGAAGCCATAGCTGATTATTTTAATATAAATATTGATACGCTATATGGAAAAGATGAAATTGAAGCACCATATTATTTAGATCCAGTTGCATCAGAATACGCACAAGCCGTAAAAGATAATCCAGATTTAAGACTATTATTTGATGCTAGTAAAGACATGTCAAAAGATGACATTGATTTTGTTGTTAATTTAATTGAGGGATTAAAGAAACGTGAGGGAAAGTAGAATGAAGAAGTTATTAATATTAATTTATATATTATTTATTCCTTTATCATGTAATGCAATTTCTTTAAATGAATTGCGTAACAATCCAAATCAATACACATTAGTGTATTCAGACCAAATGCATGAAGCATATGTTGATAATTCAACGATTGTTGTATCAAGATATAATCCGCCATATTATGCTATTAACACTACTGTATATTCTATATGGTACGATGAAAACAATATTGTAGAAGCGAATCAGACTTCTTTTTTTAATTATGATAGAAGTTTAAAAATGCTAGCACTAAAATTTGGAGAAGTTAATGATTTAGCAAGAGAATTTACAAATGATAATGGGGTAAAGTTTAAAATAAATACTTTAATTCGGTATGATTTAAATGGAAATAAAATTTCTTCTATATCTTCTTTCCCATTTGGGAAATCCCCTTCTGGTAAAGCGCCTGTATATTCTCCGAGTTACGAAGTTGCAATGTATATATTTCATAAATCATATAATATGTATTTTAACGAACCTTTATCTAATTAATTCTATCAGGGGAGAGTGTTGTTATGTCTATTAACTTGATCTATACGCAATTAAAGAAAACACAAACAGCAGTAGTACGTCTTAATGAAGATGGCAGTCATTCAATACTGGTTAATTTAAATAAGCCATTAGATGCTCAACGAGTTAGTGTACTACACGAATTAGGACATATTAAACACGATGACTTTCATTCTAAGGAACATATCAATTTAATAGAACGGATCGCTCATGATAGAGAATTAGATGAAGATATAGATGAGGAATTCTTTTATCACGTGGTTAATAGCAAGGACGTGTAACTATGCAATGCAATATGACGGTTCGCAAAAAAGATGGCAATTACCAAATAATTGTCAGCTATAAAGACGGTATAAAATGGAGGCAAAAATCCAAACAGGGTTTTGCTACTCAAAGAGAAGCAAAGCTCTATGGACAAAAAATTATTGATGAATTAAAAAAGACTGTCACCAATCCACTTGATGACAGTCTAAAAGATATAACGCTTATTCAGTTTTATCAGATTTACATTCGGGAAAAGATTAATATATCCGCCAATTCAGTACTGATCTACAATAATATCATGGAGAAATATTGTGAGCCCTTACATGACAGAAGAATGCGTGATATTACCCATTCCGATATTTTTACATTGATTTCTAATTTGTCAAAATCAGCGGCAAGTAAAAATTTGTGTATTGTATTACTACGTGCCGTTTTTAATTATGCTATCAATCCATATCGGTTAATTCGCAATAATCCATGTGCCGCCATTAAGAGATATCGTAAACAAAGTACACGATCAATCACAACAATTCCAATAGAAGATATGGACATGCTTTTACATAATATTGAACATAGTCACCCAACGTATTATTTGTTATGCAATATAGCAAGATATACAGGCGCGAGGTATGGTGAGATTATAGCATTACAATGGTCTGATATAGACTTTGACAATAATACTATATCGATTTCTAAGCAATGGGCGCAATGTGAACGTAATAAATATGACTTTAAATTACCAAAAAGTAAAAATAGTATTCGTATAATTCCTATTCCGCCTATACTTTCTAATTTATTAAAACAGCATCAATGTAACGGATCGGATAGATTATTTCCATTTCGCACTAGTCGAAGCAGTCAATTAAATGAACTGATTCAACGGTTCCTTCCCGGAAAATCAATCCATATGTTTAGACATACATACGCTACTACATTATTAGGTAATAATGTAGACATACAGACTGTTGCCAGTTTACTTGGAGATAATATAAATACAGTTATTAAAACATATATCCATTATTCAGATGAAATGAGAAAAAATGCTGCGGATAACGTGGCAAATATTTTTGGTTAATTATTTTTGACGATTATATGACGAAAATCTATAGAGCCCTATTTATCAATGTATTCTATAGCTTTATTTTATAATATATGTATTATACCATTAAAAGAGACTAAATATAATAGAAATAATGGCACCCACTAAAATAACAACAGATGCGACAGTGAGAATGATACTGCCAAAGAATACAACGGCAGCCAAAATAATCGCTAAAACAATGAATAATATAATTCGACTAAGCCAGCTTGTACTACTAAAGCTATACACCTTAACTTTCGGTTCGTATTGATTATGTTCATTGTAATATTGTTGCTCTTCATTTATATTGGTTGGCGTTGAATCTACATGAACGGAATCGCCTACCTCTTCAATAGTTACACCATCAAATTCTCGTCTCTCATCGTCGGATAATACGCGTGTATTAGGTTCACCAGAATAAGTACTGCGACTATAAGTATCATCTGATTTACCATTTCTATATGTATTTTGATTATTGTTTATATTGTGTTGATCATTCATATGTATT